TATTATTCAAGAGGTTGCAAAGGGATACAACAATGCATTTATTTTATGCGAGGTAAACGATATTGGTGATCAAGTTGCAAGTATTTTGCATTATGATTTGGAGTATAACAACATCCTAATGTGTTCGATGCGAGGTCGAGCTGGTCAGATCGTGGGTCAAGGATTTTCTGGGCAGAAAACCCAAATGGGTGTGAAGATGTCGAAGGTGGTGAAGAAGATTGGATGTTCAAACTTAAAGACGTTAATCGAAGATGATAAACTTATTTTTACTGATTATGACATTATATCGGAACTGACAACGTTCATTCAGAAACACAATTCTTTTGAAGCAGAAGAGGGGTGCAACGATGACCTAGCCATGTGTCTCGTTATCTATGCGTGGCTGGTCGCCCAAGACTACTTTAAAGAACTCACGGAACAAGATGTCAGAAAGCGTATTTACGAGGATCAGAAGGATCAAATAGAACAGGATATGGCTCCATTTGGTTTTATTCTAGACGGCACAGAAGAATCATCATTCGTGGATGCTGACGGAGATCGATGGTATGCAGATGAGTATGGAGATCGCAGTTTTATGTGGGAGTATCGATGATTGACATCGAAGAAGAATTTGAATCAGAACATTTATTTTTTCATGAAAGAAAGTGTAGAGTCTGTGGAGAGACAAAAGATCTTCGTGAAGGATTTTATAAAACGAGAAAAGGTAGAGGTGATATTCCTTCCGCATATTCTTACGAGTGTAAGTTATGCACAATACAAAGAATTAAAGATAGTCGAAAAATAGACACTGTTGGGTGGTTATATCCTGACTGGTAACTGTTCACTAGCAATTTCCCCATTCAAAAGCGATCAAATTTATAAATATTTCAAGAAAATATGAGACATCTTTAGGGAGAATTAAATGGCTAACATCGGCTTAGTATCTCCAGGGGTAAAGGTTAGAGAGGTTGACCTTACTGTTGGTAGAATTGACGCTCTGAGCGATCAAACAGGTGCCATTTGCGGGCCTTTTTCACAAGGCCCAGTTTCTGAGCCCATTCTCATTGAGAATGAACAGGAATTACTCGATATTTTTGGTAAACCAATTTCTTCAGATAGACAATACGAATACTGGTTTTCCGCCTCTAATTATCTTTCATATGGCGGCATATTGAGAGTTGCAAGAACTGATGGAGTTAACTTAAGAAACGCTAACGTTGGCGCTGTTGGTGTTGCTTCAACTTCGACTCTCAAAATCAAATCATACGAAGATTATAAAAACAATTACGAGTCAACTTCATCCTACAGACTCGCCGCTAGAAACCCAGGAACCTGGGCTAACGATCTTAAGGTTGCCGTCATTGATGGTGCAGCTGATCAAAGACTGACAGTCGGGGCGGCCGCTACTGGAGCTCTGTCTGTGGGAATTGCCGTAACTCAAGCAACAACCTCCGTTGTCGCTGGTGTCGGAACAACTTCAGTCAATGATGGTTATCTGCAGGGTATCATTACTGGAATCGGAGTTAGCACGATTGATGTTAAAGTGGTTAACAGAGTATCTGCTGCTGGGTCAGTGTTCCCTGTCTCTTATACTGAAGGTGGTGCATTTGCGTTTGTTGCTGGTACTTCAACCAACGTTGGATTCGGAACCACATCAACACCTGGAACTGGTCTTGCTTTCTTAAGTTCTTCTTCAACGATTGACAGCCCTTCAGCTGGTCTGCAAACTTCCGCCACTCTTACTTCAGCCAACATCTCGGATTGGTATGGCAGTCAATTTATCCAATTGGATAATGGTCAAGTTCTTTGGAAATCGATTGCCGAAAAACCTGGAACAAGTGGTTACGCTGCTGCAAGAAACTCTAAGAACGATGAAATTCACGTCGTCGTTGTTGATGATAAAGGTTCAATCTCTGGTAATGCTGGAACCATTCTTGAGAGACATGTTTTCCTCTCTAAGGCCACAGATAGTGTAAACTCTCTTGGTTCTAAAGTATACTATAAGGACTACATTGCGGATAATTCAAATTATATCTTTGTTGGTGTTGCAACTGGAAACGGTTCGATTGCCTCTGGTATTCAAACCGCCTTTACAGCTACCTCAACCAATAGTGTTTGGGGAACGGCCACTCAAAATGTAACATTTAATGTTGCGAGCAATCAACTTTATACTCTTGTCGCTGGTAAAGATTACTCTGGAACAAATAACGAGGGTGGATATTCAACAAGTCTTGGCGATATTGTCGGGGCTTATGAACTGTTTGATAATGAAGCTGAATATGCAATCAACTTCTTGATTCATGGCCCTGGTGTTGCGTCTAACAAGGAGCAATCACAAGCAAAAGCTAATAAGCTGATCGCACTCGCCGAACAGAGAAAGGATTGCATTGCTGTAATATCTCCACACAGAGAATCTGTGGTTGATGTAACCAGCTCCACAACACAAACCAATAACGTTGTTCAATTCTTTGATGCTCTAACTTCATCTTCGTATGCTGTGTTTGATAGTGGTTACAAGTATCAGTTTGATCGTTTTAATAACACCTTCCAGTACATTCCTCTGAATGCTGATATTGCTGGTCTGATGGCCAGAACTTCACAAGAACAGTTCCCTTGGTTCTCACCTGCAGGTACTCAAAGAGGTTCTATCCTCAATACGGTAAAACTTGCATACAACCCAAGCAAGGTTCAAAGAGACACCCTCTATACCAGAAGAGTTAACCCTGTTATCTTCTCACCTGGTGGTGGATTTGTTCTCTTTGGAGACAAAACTGGTCTGGGCGTTGCTTCAGCGTTCGACAGAATCAACGTTAGAAGATTGTTCCTTACTCTTGAAGCTACTGTTGAAATTGCCGCTAGATCACAACTGTTTGAATTTAACGACGATATCACAAGAGCTAACTTCCGTAACATTGTTGAGCCCTTCCTCCGCGATGTTCAAGCGAAGAGAGGTATCACCGACTTTGTTGTTATTTGTGATGAAACCAATAACACTCCTGACGTTATTGATGCTAATGAATTCAAAGCTGACATCTTCATCAAACCCGCCCGTTCTATTAACTTCATTGGTCTGACCTTTGTTGCTACCAGAACTGGTGTTTCGTTTGAAGAAGTCGTTGGTAGAGTTTGATTATAAAAAGAACACACTAACGGAGTTTTTCAAAAATGGCACAGTTTAGAGACAGAACAATTGATGATTTTAAAGGCAAGTTAGTTGGTGGTGGCGCCAGACCTAATCTGTTTGAAGTTAACATTCAACTTCCAACAGGTCTTGGTGTAAGCAGCGATGGCAACATCCAGGAAAAAATGAGATTTATGGTCAAAGCTGCACAACTTCCATCTTCCACTATTGGTGATATTCCGGTTCCTTTTAGAGGTCGTATTCTTCACGTTGCTGGAGATAGAACCTTCGAACCTTGGACTGTAACAGTCATGAATGACACCGACTTTTCTATTCGCTCTGCGATGGAGAAGTGGAGTAACGCTATCAATAAGCATGACGATGATTCGGGTGTTATTGATCCTAACGTTTATCAAACAGTCGCTGAGGTTGATCAACTTGGTAGAGCTAGAAACCCTGGTGTAAGTGGTGGTGCCTCGATTCCTATTCTGAGAAGATATGTATTCAAGGGCATCTTCCCAACTCAAGTGACTGCTATTGATCTAGATTACGGTTCAACTGATCAGATTGAGGAGTTCCAGGTACAGTTCCAAATCAACTGGTGGGAAGCCTACACAGGAAGTCTCACTCCTGATCTGACGAACTGATAAATACCTTTATCAAGGTATAACTACTATAAAATGGCTTCTCTGTTTGGTTTTTCTATTGACGATTCATATAAGAAACCAGCCAAGACCGTAGTTTCGCCCGTCCCCGAAAATAACGAGGACGGGTCTGACTATTATCTCGCGTCTGGTTTTTATGGTCAATATTTGGATGTAGAAGGAGTATTCAAAACTGAATATGACCTCATTCGTAGATATCGTGAAATGGCCCTTCACCCAGAGGTTGACTCTGCTGTAGAGGATATTATCTGTGAAGCCATTGTATCTGACCTGAAAGATTCCCCTGTAGAAATTGAACTTTCGAACTTACAAGTCAGTGATAAAGTAAAAGATATCATTCGTTCAGAGTTTCAATATATCAAAGAGATGTTGGACTTTGATAAGAAAGCTCATGAAATTTTTAGAAACTGGTACATAGACGGTCGTATCTATTATCATAAAGTTATCGATCTTGCAAGACCAGAAGAAGGTATTAAAGAGTTAAGATATATCGATGCACTTAAGATTAAGTATGTAAGAGAACAAAAGAAAAAGAATGGTGAAAATCTAAACGTCTCTTTGAATCGTTCTGCATTCGATAATAATCCAGAACAATATGATTTTCCTGGCATCAACGAGTATTTCATCTATACTCCAATGACCAATCAGAACAATCAATATGGTTCTGTTGCAGTTACTTCACAACAAAGAGATTCTGTAAAGATTGCAAAAGATGCAATTGCATTTTGCACTTCAGGATTGGTAGATCGTAACAAACATACAGTTCTTTCATATCTCCACAAAGCCATCAAAGCTTTGAATCAACTGAGAATGATCGAGGACTCTCTGGTTATTTACAGATTGTCACGCGCTCCAGAACGTAGAATCTTCTATATCGACGTAGGTAATCTCCCTAAAGTTAAGGCGGAACAATATCTTAGAGAGGTAATGAGTCGTTATCGTAATAAACTTACCTATGATGCTAGCACCGGTGAGATTCGTGACGATAAAAAGTATATGTCAATGATGGAAGATTTCTGGCTTCCAAGAAGAGAGGGTGGTCGGGGAACAGAGATCACCACACTTCCCGGTGGTCAGAATCTTGGAGAACTAACTGATGTCGAGTATTTCCAAAAGAAACTCTATCGTTCTCTTCAAGTGCCAGAGTCAAGAATGAATATTGATAATGGTTTTAGTCTTGGTCGTTCTTCAGAGATTCTTCGAGATGAATTGAAATTTACCAAGTTTGTCGGTCGAATGAGAAAGAGATTCAGTAATCTGTTTCATGATATTCTGAGAACTCAATTGATTCTGAAAAACGTCATCACTCCAGAAGACTGGGACAAAATGTCAGATCATATTCAATATGATTATCTCTATGATAATCACTTCTCCGAATTGAAAGATGCGGAGCTGATGCAAGAACGTCTTGGTCTTCTTGCAACTGCAGATCCATATATTGGTAAATATTTTTCTGTTGATTACGTTCGTCGTAAGATTTTAAGACAAACGGATATGGAAATCTTAGAACAAGATGTTCAAATGTCTGCAGAAAAAGAGGCAGGTATCATTCCTCCATCTCAGGAAGAGATGATGATGGCTAATCAAGCTGCACAAGCAACTGGTGGAATGGGCAATATTCCACAAGATATGGAGATTAATACTGATTCATTCGAAGCTCCTGAGTCTCCTGGTTTACCCAAAGGTGGGGAAATATAAATAAAAGATAGGTATAACTTTTTTATCTTATGGATGATTTAATGGATTTGATTATCGCAGACGAATCTCCGTCTGAGATTAGTGATACAATTAAAAACGTTCTTTTTGCTAAAGCTGCAGAGAGAATTGAATATGCAAAACCTTTTGTAGCTGATTCTATGTTCGGTTTTGCCGATGAAGAAGATCTTGGTGAATACGACACAGAAGAGGACGAGTAATGGCACATTTACCAGTTGGTAGTGGTATTAGTTTCAATACCAGCACCACATCGGCACAATCTGCACAATTTAGTGTTCAATCTGACACTTTGAGAGTTGTTGCATTGACAGCAAATGCTCACGTTGTTATCGGTTCAAACCCAACTGCAACCAATGCAGATTATTTTGTCCCTGCTGGTAGTTCTGCAACTCTTTCATTAACTCCTGCATCGATTAATGTCGTTGGATTTGCAACTGGAACAACAACCACTATTGATTTACCAGAAGGAACAGGATCTCCATTTACTGTTGGTGATCTGATTACTATCACAGGTGTGACTGGTGTTGCTGGATTTAATACAACTGCAACCATTGCATCGATTGATAATAGTTCAAACACTTATGGATATTTTTCAGAAAGAATCACCACTAACCATGACAGTAGAGCTTTAATAGCCGCTAATATTACTGGTTTAGGAACTGCTATCGCAAGAAAAACTTTGGTAGTTGCAGCAATCACTGATTCTGGAACAGGTAAATTATACGCACAACAAGTACAACTCTCAGGGCAAGCGTAATGAAACTCATTACAGAGGAAATCGAAAAGGTTGAAGTTATCGTTGAACAACGCAACGGTAAGAGAAATTTATTTATTGAGGGTATTTTTCTCCAAGGTGGAATCACTAATCGTAATGGAAGAATGTATCCTGTCCCAACACTTGGTCGTGAAGTGCAAAGATACAGTGAAAATTTCATTCAAAAAGGTCGTGCTCTTGGAGAACTGGGTCATCCTGACGGACCTACTGTTAATCTTGACAGGGTTTCTCATAAGATCGTTTCTCTTCGTCAAGAAGGAAATAACTTTATTGGTAAAGCTCAAATCCTTTCAACTCCAATGGGTAAGATTGCTTCATCTCTTCTGGATGAAGGAGTTCAACTTGGTGTTTCTTCAAGAGGTGTTGGTTCATTAAAACCAACTAATGAAGGATACAGTGTAGTGGGTGAGGACTTTACTCTCGCTACCGCTGCTGATATTGTCGCAGATCCATCTGCTCCTGATGCCTTTGTAAATGGAATTATGGAGGGTAAAGATTGGGTTTGGGATGGTGGCATTCTTCGTGAGAGAATGGCAGCAAGAACTTATAAGAGAATTAATACTCTTACAACTCAAAAAAGACTTGATGAACAGAAACTTAATCTGTTCCAGGATTTCTTAGTAAATCTCTAATTTATAAATAAATATAGTTTAATTACAAGGTTAAATCGGAGAGTTCAGATGTCCCGTAAGAGGAATTTACAAGAAATGGAGAACGCCGTGACCAGAGGTGCCGCACCTGCTGAGCCAATGCAAACGATGGCGGGTGTAAGTTATGAAGATCTCGGCGGCCCCACTCCAGAAAATTATCGTCCAGACGATGATTCTGCTAAACTCAATGTCGCTAGTGCTGGCAATGGAGCTTATTCAAGAAATCTTGCTTCGGTAAAAGGCGTCATGACTAAAACTAAGATGGAAGAAGTTGAAACCGAAGAGGAAGTTATCGCCGAATCGGAAGATGATGAAGAGGAGCTTATCGAAGCTGAGAATGAGGGTGAAGAGGAGTATGAAGAGCTTCCAGAATTGACCGATGAGGTAGATGTAGAAGAGGATGTAAATGCTCTTCTCGGTGGAGAAGAACTTTCCGAAGAATTTAGAGATAAAGCAAAAGTAATTTTCGAGGCTGCTCTGAAGTCAAAAGTAGTTGAAATCAGAGAAGCCCTGGAAGCCCGTTATGAGGCTCAACTTGTTGAAGAAGTTGAGGCCATGAAGGGTGAACTCATTGATCGCGTTGACTCCTATCTGGAGTATGTCGCTGATGAATGGGTGACTGAAAACGCCCTTCAAATCGAACAAGGTCTTAAGACCGAAATGACCGAATCATTCCTCAATGGAATGAGAGGGCTTTTTGAAGAACATTATGTAACAATCCCTGAAGATAGATATGATGTTGTCGAGAGTATGGTAGAAAAACTTGACGAAATGGAGACAAAACTCAACGAGCAGATCGAAAAGAATATTCATCTCAACCAAAGACTCGCAGAGTCGGTTGCCGATGGTATCCTTGCTGATGTCGCTGAGGGTCTGACGACCACTCAGAAAGACAAGCTCGCTTCACTTGCCGAAGGTGTTGAGTTTGAGAGTGAAGAGTCTTATACGGAAAAGCTGATGACCCTGAAAGAGTCATATTTCAAGGCTGTTCCAAAGAGAAGTGAGTCGGAAGTCCTGAGCGAGTCTGTTGATACGCAATCCTATGGTGATGCAATGTCAGCATATATGCAGGTACTGTCCAAGTCAGTTCAGAAGTGAACTTAACATTATAAGCTAAAACACACACTTACAAAGGTAAACGCAAATGTTCCAAGCCGAGCATCTGCAGGAGAAGTGGGCGCCCCTCCTTAATCACGAGGGTCTTGATCCTATTAAAGATCACCATCGTAAAGCGGTAACCGCTGTCCTGCTTGAGAACCAAGAAAGATTCCTGAGAGAAGAGAAGTCTTTTCTCTCTGAAGCCCCAACAATGTCAGTCGGTAACGGTGGTTACACCGGTGGTGCCACCGTGACTGGCCCTGTTGCTGGTTTCGACCCCGTTCTGATCTCCCTGATCAGACGTTCAATGCCTAACCTGGTCGCTTATGACCTGGCTGGCGTGCAACCAATGAATGCCCCTACTGGACTCATCTTTGCGATGCGTTCACGTTATGTTGATGGCACCAACGCCGACCGTAGATTGGGTTCTGAAGCTCTGTTCAACGAGCCAGATTCCGCCTTCTCTGGTCAGTCATCTGCCTTTAACAACACCAGCGGTTTCGTAGATGGCGCCACTGGTCTGGGTACTACCGCTCAGAGCGGCACCAACCCAGGTGCTCTCAACCCTTCAACTAGTGCCACTCAAGTTGCCTATGATGTAGGTCAGGGTATGAGAACTGATGACGCTGAGAACCTCGGTTCGACTGCTGCTCAACAGTTCAACGAAATGGCTTTCTCGATCGAGAAGGTAACCGTAACTGCTAAGTCACGCGCACTGAAGGCTGAGTACTCACTGGAACTCGCCCAAGACCTTAAGGCTATCCACGGTCTGAACGCTGAAGCTGAACTGGCTAACATTCTCTCCACTGAGATCCTCGCTGAGATCAACAGAGAAGTTATCCGTACCATCTACAAAGTTGCTGAGACTGGTGCTCAAGTTAACACCGCTCAAGCTGGTACTTTCAACCTGGACGTTGACTCCAACGGTCGTTGGTCGGTTGAGAAGTTCAAGGGTCTGCTCT